CAGGTGCTGTATTAGAAGATGTGAATAAACCACGGAAACCACAGAGAACTGTGCATCCAGAGATGAGAGATGCAAAGGATGGAGATGAGTTATTGGTTTTTAGGGGACTAAAAGACCCTGACGATAAATAAAGTATGGCAACTAATGATGTATACCTAGGTAATCCCAACCTAAAGAAGGCGGGTACACCTATACAGTTTACAAAAAAGCAAGTACAAGAATGGATTAAATGTAAAAAAGATCCAATATATTTTGCTACCCATTATATAAAAATCATTTCTCTTGATGAAGGTCTTGTTCCTTTTGACATGTATGATTTTCAAAAAAGAATATTAGAGGACTTTCATCAAAACAGATTTAATATTGCTAAACTCCCTAGGCAGACAGGTAAGAGTACGACTGTTGTGGCTTACCTTTTATACTATGCTATTTTCTATGATAGTGTTAACATCGGTATACTCGCTAACAAGGCAAGCACTGCAAGGGAACTACTTGGAAGACTTCAACTAGCATATGAGAATCTACCAAAGTGGATGCAACATGGTATATTAGTATGGAACAAGGGTAATGTCGAACTTGAAAACGGATCAAAAATATTGGCTGCTTCTACGTCTGCTAGTGCAGTTAGAGGTATGTCCTTCAACATTCTATTCCTTGACGAGTTTGCATTCGTCCCTAACCATGTCGCAGAACAATTCTTTGCATCAGTATATCCTACTATTACTTCTGGTAAATCAACTAAAGTCATAATCATATCCACTCCTAATGGTATGAACCACTTCTATAAGATGTGGGAGGATGCTAGGAACGATAAGAATGATTATATAACTAATGAAGTTCATTGGTCTCAGGTACCTGGTAGAGATTCCAAGTGGAAAGATGAGACAATAAAGAACACATCTAAAAGACAATTTGCACAGGAGTTTGAATGCGACTTCCTAGGATCTGCTGATACACTTATCAGTCCATCCAAATTACAATGCATTCCGTTCAATGACCCAATTACGAGCAATGCAGGACTTGATGTTTTTGAGAGAGCAAAAGAAGATCACGAATATATTATTACTGTTGATGTTGCCAGAGGAATTGGTGGCGATTATTCTGCTTTCATCGTGTTTGATATCACCAGTCTCCCGTATAAGATCGTTGCGAAGTACAGAGATAATGAGATTAAACCTGTACTGTTTCCCTCGGTCATCTTTCAAGTAGCAAAGGAATATCATAATCCTTACATACTTGTCGAGGTAAATGACATAGGAGACTCGATAGCAGCAACACTAAACTATGATCTAGAATATCCTAATGTACTCATGTGTGCCATGAGAGGTAGAGCAGGACAGATAGTCGGACAAGGATTCTCAGGTAATAAAACACAGTTAGGTGTTAAGATGAGTATCACTGTCAAGAAGATTGGATGTGCCAATCTAAAAGCAATCATAGAAGAAGATAAATTAACTTTTCAAGATTTCGATATTCTTCAAGAACTTACTACGTTCATACAAAGAAAGCAAGCATGGGAAGCAGACGAAGGTTACCATGATGACCTTGTTATGTGTATGGTATTGTTTGCATGGTTAGTCATGCAAGATTACTTTAAAGAAATGACTGACACAGATGTCAGAAGAAGAATTTATGAAGAACAACGAAATCAAATAGAACAAGACATGGCACCATTTGGTTTTATAGATGATGGTATGGGAGATGATACATTTGTAGATGCTGATGGATCATTCTGGTATGGTGATAAGCAAGAAGAAGTAGGATATATGTTGCCTGACTTGTAATGGATCTTGAGAATCAATTTGAATTAGAACATTTATTATTTAAAGAAAGGAGATGTAGGACATGTAATCAGATCAAGAATCTACTGGAAGATTTTTACATGTCAAGAAAACAAAAGAAAGGTTTACCATCTGCATATTCTTACGAGTGTAAGGACTGTACGATTAAAAGAATAGTAGCAAAAAGAAAAAGTAAAAAGAAAATAAAGGAAGGTAACTATCCAGACTGGTAGAGTGTTCGTGTGTTGTTTCCCCTGTGGAGTGATGGAAATCTCTAAATACTTTTAGATAAAATGATATCTTAGAGGTAAAATTAAATGGCAAGTCAAGTCTCGCCTGGTGTTGTTATTAGAGAACGTGATCTATCTACTGGTGTCTTGGTTGGTGTTTCTGGTCTTCGTGCTGGATTCGCATCATCATTTCGCAGTGGACCTGTAGGCAAAATTACAAATATAGGATCTGAAAGAGAATTAATTAATACTTTCGGAGCACCAGCTGAGGCAAACGCTGCAGACTGGTTAGTAGCAGCAGAGTATCTCCGCTATGGTGGATCTCTTGCGGTTGTTCGTGCAGCAACTGGCGTATTAAACGCAACTGAAGATGGTTCAGCAGTATTAGTCGGATCAAAAGAAGATTACGATGCTGGTGCTGGTTCATCAGAAAAGTTTATTGCTCGTACTGCTGGTGCAGACGGAAACAATCTTTATGTTGTTGTAGTGGACAAAGGTCCTGATTTCACAATTACAACTGCATCAGCTCACGGTTTAAGTGTTGGTGGTACATACACTGACGATGCTGCTGTTGGACATGAAGTTGTAGAAGTTGTTAGTACAACACAGGTCAGAATTATTCAAGGAAGTGCTGCTCCTACTCCAGCTGCTGGAGATACATCTGCTGCATTCACTAATTCAATGTGGAACGCAACTGCAATTGGATCAACTGGTTTAACATATAAAGAAATAGGTCCTAGACCAGGTAGTTCAGCATTTGCAACAGAGCGTTATATCTCAATGGATGAGGTACACCTTGCAATTATTGACACTTCAACAAATACAGTTGTTGAGAGAATGACATATCTCTCTAAGATATCAGACGCTAAATCACCAGAGGGTGCTTCAATTTATTGGAAGAATTATGTAAATGAATATTCTAATTACATTTACGCTAGTGCATTAACATCTGCTGAGTTTACTACACTAGGAGAAGATCCTGGTGCTGCTGTTGCATCTTATGGTGCTACATCTGCTGCTCCTATTAAGATCGCAAGAATTCTTAAGACTGCTGGTGGTGCATTATCAGGCGGTACTGATGATTACGCATATACTACAGGAGAAATCGCTGCAGCATATTCACTATTCCAAGACACAGAAGAAACATCACTTGATTTTGTTATCATGGGTGGATCAATGGGTTCTGAGGCAGACACACTTGTTAAGGCGGGTGCTGTTGCTTCTGTAGCAAACACAAGAAAAGATTGCATAGCATTCATTTCACCATGGAACGGTACTCAGATTGCTAGTTCTGGTAACGTTGCATTAACTCCTGCACAACAATTAGAAAAGACTATTGATTTCTTCTCTAGTATTGGTTCTAGTTCTTATGTTGTTAAGGATAGTGGAATCAAATACACATATGACAGATTTAACGACAAGTATTGTTATATCGGCACCAATGGTGACATTGCTGGTTTATGTGTTTCTACTTCTATTATTGGTGACGACTGGATTTCTCCAGCAGGAACATCTAGAGGTGGACTACAGAATGTAGTTAAACTTGCATTCAATCCTAACAAAGCAGCAAGAGATGATCTTTATACTTCAGCAATTAACCCTGTTGTAGCATTTCCTGGTTCAGGTCCTATCCTATTTGGTGATAAGACTGCACTTGCTTCTCCATCTGCATTTGATCGCATCAACGTAAGACGTCTCTTCCTTAATATAGAGAAGAGAGCAAGAGTTCTTGCGGAAGGTGTATTGTTTGAGCAGAACGATACTATCACTCGTTCAAGTTTCAATGCTGCACTTAGTGGATATCTAAGTGAAATTCAAGCACGTAGAGGAGTAACAGACTACTTAGTTGTTTGTGATGAAACAAACAATACTCCAGAGGTCATAGATAGAAATGAGTTTGTCGCAGAAGTATTTGTGAAACCAACTCGCTCTATCAACTATGTAACTGTGACTGTTACAGCAACGAAGACAGGTGTTAATTTCACCGAAGTCGTTGGTAGATAATTAAACAAAAGGTAAAAACAAATGGCAACTAACAACGTATCTTCGTTCCTCCAAGTCATTGGTCAAGGCGTTAAGCCTAATATGTTCAATGTGGACATCCAATTTCCTGCTGGTTTTAATGATGCAACAATCAATGATCTCGCAGGAGGAGAACTAGCATCTGAGGGTGCTGGTGGTAATAACGGTAAAGAATTAACTTCTATTCTTTGCAAGTCCGCAGCATTACCAGGATCAAACTTGGGTGTAATCGAAGTTCCTTTTAGAGGTAGAACAGTTAAAATCGCTGGTGATCGCACCTTCGATACATGGACTGCTACATTCTTTAACGATAAAAACTTCAAGATCCGTGCTCTATTTGAGCAGTGGGCAAATGAAATCAATACACACGCTGGCAACACTGCTGAAAGATTTCTTCCAGATGCTAGTGGTGATGGTTACATGGCAAATCTTTTTGTTACTCAATTAGAAAAAGATCAGACTGGTAGTGGTTCTGCAATAAGAACATATCAGTTACATCATTGCTTCCCAACTAACGTTTCTCAAATTGATCTTGCATATGATAGCAACGATCAGATTGAAGAGTTTAGTGTTGAATGGCAGTATTCATACTTTACTGCAGAGAAAGCAAAAGGTGGATCACAGAATCCAGCGTCTAATAGATCTGAAGTAGCAACTGGAAAAGTCATATAATTAACTCTGCTAAATATAAGTAAGAGCACTATTATGACTAGGTAGATGAGTCAATTATTTGGTTTCCAAATACAACGTAAGGAGGGA